CAGAATATACGATTTCAGAACACAGTCTGGATGGCACATACCTCCAGACCAATGCATTATGGCGATGGTCGCCAAGAGTGATAAGTTCAGGGGCTTTGTTTCATTCTACTACAAATAGGAGTTAGCTTATGTGGGCAGTACAGATTGTAGGCTCATTAAATAAAGTATTATGCCAGTTCCTTACCGACTGCGGTAATGCTCTGCACGTGCTTAACTACAGGCAGGTATTCGGACTGTGGAAGGCTGTTACTTGGAGCGGTGAAACGATAGCTGATGGCGATGCTACGGCAATTATAGCTGCCCCCGTAGGTGGTGGTAGTATTGAGATAACCGATATGTTCTTCTCAGCACTAAAGGCTACTGGCAGTACAGTGACCCTGTATTTTTCAGATGGTACTAACACAGAGACATGGATAACTGTATTGCTCACTAATGAAGCCGTGAGACTAACCCATGCGATACAAGGCAGGATGCAAGGTTGGAGAGATGCTAAACTCAAGTTCACAGTAGCGGATGCTAACTCCTCTGGCAGTATAATGGTAGGATATGTCAAGCACGGTGAGTCAAGTTCAGAGGATTATTCAGTTTGGAACTCAAGGAGGTAGAACATGGGTAATAAAACTAGATTACAGATGCGGACAGATTTAGCAATAGACCTAAAGATAACCATAGATACTGAGTTGTCTGCTAATGAACTCAACCGCAGTATTGAGAGGTCAGTGGCTGACTTCAATCGCTTCTTGCCAGATGAGAAGATATATGAGGACTCACTGCAGTTCAGTGTAGCCGATGAGGAAGTAGTCTTTCCTAAGGAGGCTGATGCAGATGCTATAGTAGCTGATGAAGACTTAAGCACAATAGTTGCTGGAGATACACTTACTGATGTTGAGATTGATGGTCAGCCTGATGTACCTAGACCTTTAAGACTAGCTCTAACAGATGATAATAATAGTATACAGGGTATGACTATAATCATAAGCGGTATAGATAAAGATGACCAGTCTGTTCAAGAGATATTCCATTACAGTATAGGTGATAGTAAAATCATAGTTGGAGCGGAGTATTTCAAAACTGTATACTTGATAGAGATTGACCAAATAGCAGGCAATGGCGCTAGTGATGTATTGAATATAGGCTTTGCGCCTCATACTGATGTCTGGGTGTATCTAGCTAACAGTCCTATCAGGCGGAGTAGTGACAGTGCTACTAACGACGATGACAGTGACGCTACTGTAGTTAAGAATACTGACTACTACATAGACTATGCTAATGGTAGAGTAAAGGCTATCAGTGGAGGAGGTATAGCTCAGGGGGAGACCTGCACATTTGCTTACTCCAAATATCAAATTGGTATTGATATTAGTGGCTTGCCTGGACTCATTAGAGTGCAGAGGGTAGAGTATCCTGTAGGGGAAGTGCCACAGACATTTGTTTCTAATGATGTCTTTGGCAAGTATGTTTTCGTTACTGGCACTGGTGAGAGTGGCGAGCAGGCAAGGATGGCCGAAGACCAGCAGTACAGAATATACTACGATGCTGTTCATCAGGCACCTGGGGAGTATGCTCCTGGTACTATACCTATCTTCCTAGAGAATACGGTAGAGACAATGGCAGGAGCCTATGCTCTATACATCCTTGCATTGAAGCAGGAGCACCAGACAGCTACTGACATAACAAGTGCCAGAACAGCACTGGGTAATGCTACTGGTACTCACTCAGCATTGGCTCTTGCTCTTGCTGATGTGGAGAAGTATCTAGATGACAATGAAGATGAGTCTGGTGAAGATGCTGCTGCTTGGCTAAAAAAGATAACTACTGATATAGCTTCTCTGAGAGCTGCTACAGGGGATGCTATGATTGCTATGAACAGTTACCTAGATGTTGTGGGCACTGCGACCACTGGCGACTTAGCTAAGGCTGACTTGGCTAGAGAAAACTACATGGGAACTACTGCCAACTATGTAGACCACGCTACTACTCTTGGTATTAAGAAGTATCTGGACGATGGAGATGCTACACTGAATACTGTACCAGTTGGTGGTGAAGGTCAGGATGTGCCAAGAGCCTATAGAGAGTATGCTCAGACAGTCAAGGAAGCACTAGTAGCTGCTCATGAGCGAGATAGGCAGTTCTATCAGCAGAATGCTACTGCTAGAACTAATGCTGCTATGGTATTTGGGCAGGAGGCAGCTCAGAGGATTAGCAATTTGCGAACTTACTTGGAACAGGTAGCAGGCTATAATGCTATTGCTAATACTTTTGCAGCTAAGGCTGGGCATTATCTTAGTCAGGTAATGTCCTATCTACAGCAGGCTAGTCAGTATGTGGTGGCTAGCAACTCTGACATAGCACTGGCTGATAGATTTAGGGCTGAGGCTAATGAGCGTAGGAATGAAGTTTATAGTATCTGGAGAGACCGCCGCCAGTATATAGGTGATTTCACCGCAGGCTCTATGCGCCAGATGCCTGACTATAATAAGGGAGTTAGATGAAGAATAGTTTCTTAACGCCACTGATTGTAGAGGTCATGCCTAGTGGTAAGATATTTAGGTTGCACTTTGCCTTTACTTATCAGCTGGGTAAGATGAAGATAACTGTCCCAGTTGGGTTTGATACTGACTTTGCTTCTATCCCAAGGTTTGCTAGGATGCTAATTCCTAAGTTAGGCAGGTATAATAAGGCTGCAGTTATCCACGATTACTTATATCAGCACCACATGATTGAGAAGACTTACAAGCTTTCATATGTCTTCACTAGGGCTGAGGCTGATGCTATCTTTAGGGACGGTATGAGAGACCTTGGTGTAGCCAAGTGGAAGTATACATTGATGTACTGGGCGGTAAGGCTCGGTGGATTCTTAGCATGGAGGAAAAGGAAATGAGAATTGGAATCACTGTTGGCTTTCTTAATATGAAGAGGGAGTTCTACTTTGGATTTGGCGAGGGTAAGTTTACAGTAGCCAAGCTGTCTGGAACTGTCCTCGGTGCTGAAGTCTCAATCTTTATTAAGGTTGGATAAGCCTGCCCTCTCATAACGAAGGCGGGTGCCTCCTTATAGGGCAGTTGAAAGGCAAGTTGCCTAGCCGAGTAGACTGCCCAACATCATTCATCCTCTAACAGCTCTTCTACATCTACCCTGATAAAGAAGCGGTGCTTATTGTCTTCATTCTCTCCTCCACAGACGAATATCACATCTTGCTTAGTATCTCCTACTGGGTACTCGTTATCTTGTAAGAGTCTCAACTCTTCTCCGCATTTAGGGCACTTCATATCTTACCTCCTTTAGTTATAGTTACTGATATGCCCCACCACCTCTTTGCTAAAGCAACACCTCCCCTTAGGGCTGATTGTTATAGTCATTCCCACTTCATTGTCTGCTTAACTTCAAATGGAATCCTAAAGCCTGGTATCATCTCTAGCTCTTCTACTGGTAACACTACATCTCCATCAAAACTCAAACTGTCATGTACTGATGCTGCCATTACTGGAGGACCTAAGCCTTTACTATTGCATAGAATAATAGCTCTCTTCATAACCTCACCATCACTACCTATTATGGGATAGTTAACTGCCTTCCTCTCCATCCCATCAGTATTAAGACTCCCCCAGCGGTTTATCTCCTCAGGCAAATGAATCCTTCTACCAAACAGTGTAGGCTCAGCCCAGCCTGCCTTGACTCCAGCTCTCTGAACTGTTTGAATCCAGTCGGATGCGCCTTGAAATGCTCTGAACCATCTGTCCAGCAGTTTGCCACAGAAGTCCTTATCCTTAATCTTAGCAGCCTCAGATATGGTTCTGGCGGTAGCGCCATAGATGATAGCATAGTTGATGGTCTTAGCTAGTCGCCTAGATATGTTCATCTGCTTGGCAGTAAACAGATGTATATCACCTCCCATGTAGCCTTCTTCATATACCCTCTTCATATCTCTATCGCCACTAAAGTGCATGAGAATATATAGATGCTCCTGAGCATAGTCCCCAGTAGTAAAGCATCCATTATCAGGTAGAAAGATATACCTGCACTCAGGTGGGATATTCTGTATGTTTCTGTTCCTACTATTCAGTCTCCCGACAACTGTGTCCAAATAGTATTCTGTGTAAAACCTGTCATCACCAGCTATTGGACTTATGTATGTACTGAGTAATTTGGACTTATGTCGCCAACCTAATACTGCTGCTGCCATAGGGTCATCTAAGAATTCTAAGTCAGCTTCTCTAGTGGAAAGCTGCTTCTTACTCCTAGTCATTGGTAGGAAGCTACCTCTCTTACCTAACATATAGCCAACTTGTTGAGTGGAGCCTGGTTTCTCAACTCCATACTCCTCTAGCTGTCTGCGGTAGAACTCTACCTCGTCCTCCAGCTTTGCCTCTAGCTCTGCTCTAGCCCTCTGGTCTATAGATAATCCTCTCAGGCTGAGGTCTATTAGGATAGGTATAACTTCCATCTCTACCTTAAAGTAATCAGGATACTGGCTATCTATCTTAGGCTTTTGGTCAAGGTATAGGGCGAAAGCTACCTTGGCATCTTGCTGGCACTTCTTGGCAACTTCCGTAGCTGGGGCATCCAGCATATTATTGACCTTAAGCCTTTGCATAAAGGACTTAACATCTTCGGCTTCCATACCAATATCAGGTGCTAATATACCTAGAGCTGTCAGCTCCTTACCTAGTAGTCTGGCTGCTGTGTTAGTGTCAAATAGGTTACTGCGGTCAAAGCCTACCAACTGGGATATTAGCGGAATCACTGAAAGGTCAAACAGAGCATAGTGAGCTATCTTACAAACCTGAGGATTGAACAGTAAAGGCTTTAATAGCTCTAGCTCTCTTGGTGGTTCAGGATATACTTGGAAGTAGAAAGCCTCATCTGGTGAGAATGCAATAGCAAATCCTAGAGGCATCCGCTCAGTTGTGCTAGGTGTTTCTACATCAATAGCAATAGCTTCTGGCGGATTATCAAGAAAGAATTGAAACCTATCCTTTGCTATGCCAGAACCATAGTAGTAAACTGGCACTTAGAGCTTGCCTCCATACTCCTCAAACTTACATAGAAACATGAATTCTGTATCATCAATATCTGGTAGCTCAGCAATTTTCACCACATCCAGTGCTGCCTCTGGCAGATACCAGCCTTTGCCACTGTCAGCCATATTATACTTAGCCTCAGTAGCCAGCATTATATTATCTGCCTTCTTAATCAGTTGCCAGTCAGCTCCAGTGCAGTTATACTTTAGCATAATCTTGCCGAGTATCTGCTGCTCTATCTCTCTGGCATACTTGAACGCATTGTCGTGCTTGATAGGTCTAGCTATGTCTCCCACGTAAGCCTCAGCGGCATCATGGAGTAGAGCAGCTAGGCAAGTGCGATTATCCTCTGGTGAGTGCCCGTCTGCCCAGTCTAGCCCTTTAGACACTAAGTCTGCTACTAGTATACTATGCTCTGCTATACTGTAGAACACCAGACAGTGCCCGATGAATCTGCATTGGAGAGATAGACTATGTGCTATGTCAACTATGTCTATCAGCTCCTCATCTAAGTGTATAGGGTTTACTCGCTTACCAGTGAATGTCTCAATCCAAGTTACCTCTTTGTTAGCCATTATGACCTCCTTAATATTATAATAGATTCATCATCTACGGTTGCTTCTCCTCTAGCTCTCCTAGCAGCAGTATATGGCATGCCTGGTGCTGCCCATTTCCAGTGCTCTTCAGGATTATAACTGAAGCCAACTCTAACACTAGCATCTATACCCATCTTGGTTAGCTCTATCCTCTTACCAGCACTAATGTGATCCTTCAGAATCAGTGTCATACTGCCGCCAGGCTTGATAGTTTCAAAGCACTTAGCATATACCCTCTCCATCTCATGAGTCCATAGGAACTCTGACATAGTACCAAGGTTTAAGGGGTTAGTACTGTACTCTACAAAGTCATATCCTATGTCTATATTCCACTGGTCTGTTACTGATTTCTTCTTCAAAATCCCTGAGTTATGAGATAGCAGTCCGCTAGCTATAAAGGTTTCAGTACTAGTCTGGATATGGAGTAGCTCTTGCTTTGGTAATGGTATTATCCTAGTTACTTCAACTTCGGTAGCACCCTCTATCCTACTTCGTATCTCCTTACCTTCCCATATCTTGCTTGCATCTTTTAGTAGCCTTTCAGGTCTGATACTTCCTAGGAACCTCATGGAATCTTGGAATCTTTCTAGATAGAGTCTATGAGTGTCTTGGCTCTCCTTATCATTCACATCGCCACTTACATAGTAGCCCTTCTCAGTTAACAACGACCTGACTTTATCTAGTGTATCCCCTTTGTTCTGTCCAAAACCTACGGTTTGGCGATGTACCCAACTCTCTCCGTCATATATACCTTGAAGGTATCCGCCACTATGACTACTATCAGTGCCCCAAGGCTTGGCAAGATACTTCAGCCTAGACCCAGTATGCAATGATGCCGTTGTGCTCCATCTAAGGATATGTCCAGACGGGAAGTGGTAAGACTCTAGCCATCTGTGATTAGCACTGGCTATTACGAACTCTCCGTTGCTCAAGCATATCAGGTAAGCATCTTCCACAGTGGGTTTAATAGCTTCAACCATAGACCTACGCATCTTCCTACCTCTTCCTCTTCCTGAGCCGCTGCTATCCTTGTCAAAGCCAACCAACTCATCCCCAACTACTAGACTGGATGCTCTGTCCCAGGTTAAATCCGACTTCAGAACCTTAGTATCTGGGTGTATGCAATACTGTGGTGAGAATATGATATGGTTTACTAAGTTAGGTATAGGCAGATATGTCTGGCAAGGCATATTGATTAGGCTAATCATACCACTGATGCCAGGAGCTATCTTCTCAAGATGCTCTAAAGCTCCTACCTGTATCTGGTGGAACTTCTCACTAATCTCTATGCAGATGACAGACCTGCCAACTAGCGCTGCTACCATTAGAGTTCCAGTACCAGCCATAATATCCATTAGTATATCATTCTCTTCTGACACATACTCAATGATAGCCTGAACTAAATAGACATTTGCCTTGGCAGGGTGACTGTTTACCTCCTCTGGAAACATACCCTTCCTGTACTGGCTATCAGGAGGAAACTTAATCCAGTTATTACTATTCCTTGGGTATTCTGGAGCAAACTGCTTAGTCATTCTATACACCAGTCCTTAGCGAATAATTCTATTTCTCTTAACTCATCAGCTGTTAGGTCGCTTTCAAATATCTCCAGTAAGGAGCATAGCATAGCGATTGCAAATAATCTAAGGTCCTCACTGTCAACCTCCTTTTCAGTCTTTTGGCAATCTAATAGTCTTACCATCTATATTTCCCTCCCTAAACTACTTAATATCTTCTCTGCCATCTTCTTCCCTATACCTTCAACTTCCATCAGTTCAGACACATTGGCAGTAGCTATATCCAGAATGCATACAAATCTGTCTGCTAATGCCTTAGCTTTCTTCTCTCCTATACCTAGCTGGTAAGCATTAGATATGAAGAGTAAAGATTTCATAAGCCTATAATCTTTCACCTGGGCTTCGGTCATGTCCTTCTCTGTCTTGATATAGATTCTGGGTCTGACTACCCTCTGTAGTGTACTATGATTCTCTGGTGGTTTCTGCTCATTCTTATATATAGCTGATAATAGTCTGGCAGTTCCTATCCAGTTAATAGTATGGTAAGTTACAACACCTGCTTCTGCCAACCTATGAGTCCATGCGTATAATAGAGAATCATTAAATGCTGAGAAGCTATGCCCCTTCTCTATGTATCCGCCTGGCTCTACTCTATAGCAGTATAGCTTAGCTCCTAGGTCTCTGGTACTGGTAGTAGCTCCATGTCCATCTATAGGCACTGAAGCCTTTTTAATCCTTAGTCTGTCAGGACTGATAATACCTTCTATAATCTGGTAGTTCTTATCAGCATTATCGTAATAGCTAGCTATCTGTCTCTCAGCTTCATCTATATTACCTACCAATTCTCCAGCCTGCTTGCGACTGAACTGCAGCCTCTTACCCTCATAGTTAGCAAACCAATAGTCTGACATCTTTGCTATGTTTAGGTTGGCTACAGTAACTGGACAGGACTGCTGGAGTAGCTTCACTATGTTGTCAGGCTCATTGCTATCTATTAGGAGCATCTAAGTCTCACTATCAATTAGTTTCTCGATGGCTAGGCAGAGGGCTAGGGCTGGAGTTTCTGCACTCTCCATAAAGCAAGTCCCTTCACCGTCAAATACTGATACGGTTGGTCGTTTCTTTTTATTCCAGTTACTTATAATCACATATTTTAGTTTTGGCACAAGCCACTCAAAGCAGGCATCTAAGGATTGGGTGAAGTTGGGTAAGTCTGGACAATACACAACATGAGCCTTCTCACCTACACGAGGATAGTGCCATCCCCTACCATCCCACTTAAACCCTGCCCACTCTGCCAACTTCTTGTTCAGTTCTTGCTTATTCATTCTTGTCCTCCACTACTGGTTTTCCGTCCTCACCTCTGCTAACCGTCTTCTCAAAAGGTTTCTCAGTTGCTCCATCTATATTGGGCTCATCTACTAAGTCTCTTGCAGCTCTAGACTGGTCATTACGGTCTCTAGCTCCCATATCTGACAGAGGCTGGCCTGGTGGTATAGCTCCGCCAGGCGGCTGCTTAGGCTTACGGTTAGGCGCAACTAGAGTAGCAGCATCATCCATAGTAGACGGTTCTTCCTTAAAGGCAGCTTTGGCAGGAGACTCAGGAGATGGTGTTACTTTGGTATCTTCCTCTAACTCTACATCCGCTGCTTCATCTTTCAGTTGTTCAGATGTTGTTACCTCTATCTGAGTGCCACCCACCTGTTCAGGAGTGCCACCCAACCCTGCCTCCCCCCGCTCATTTGTTGTAAGGGATTCAACTTCCGCCTTCAGCTTCTTAATCTCCTCATCCTTCTTATCCAGTGCTGCCTCCTGCTCTGGAGTAACCTCAGGCACATTGCTGCCATCCTTAGCTATCTCTGTGGCTATTGAATCTAGTGGAGGTACATACTCTATTGGTATATTCTTATTGCCTACCTTCACTGAAGGAAACATAGGTTGGATTATCTTCAGTGGTATCTGGTTCTTGGAGTGGAACTGATAGCTGCGGATATAAGCGGGTAGGATATAGTTAATATCCCTAACTTCCATTAGCATTTGTTTATGTTCACTGTCTATTATCATATCTTCCTCCTTTAGATATTATATGCAGTCTGCTATGATGTGTTTGGCATAGCCATCGCACCTCCAGTGGTTTTGAGTAGTCGTTATGATGGGCTTGAGCAAGAGCTCCGCATACCTCGCAGGGCTGCCTAGTTAGCCTTCCCCTAGATATCTCATTGTTGACGATAGAGACAGCTCTTACTCTGCCTGGATATTGTGCCTGATATCTATGGGCTTTGTTTATGTAAGGCTCAGGATTATTAGCGTAGTAATTTCTCTCATACTCTAGCTGCTTACCTCCCCTTATCACCCTTCTGAGCCTAGCTCTTTTAGCATGACAAGGTTTGCAGTAAGTGCACTTAGTTCCAATCATCTCCTCTTCAGTAAAGAGGTGTTTGCATCTAGAGCACTGGTATATTCCTTCTATAGCTGTCTTCATTTCAGCATCTTTCCTGCCAAGTTATCTTTACGAGATACCCATTCGTACTTAACATCAATGTTCTGGGTCATCTGCCATATCTGCTGAGCCAGCTTCCTTAGCCTGTCATTACCTATATGATACTGGCGACTAAGCTGCTTAACAACGACCTCATTGTCGCAGTGTACTAGTACTGGCGGTGGTAGAGGTCTAGGAGTCTCCATAGATGGAGTTGCTACTTTAGTTAGCTCCTCTCCAACACCATCATACTGTCTAGCGTCCAATTCTTTGCTCCACTTAAGAAAGTACTCACTAAGCCCATACATTATAGCTAGATACTCTGCCGACATACTAGTATGACCATCTGGTATACGTTGATAGCCACTGCCACCTCCATCAAGTACATATGCTATCATTCTAGGATTAGCGTCTGTGTATAGTTTAGGCACTGGCAGTTCCTTTCAGCAGATTAACTAGATTTACAATACCTTCGTAGGTTGCAGGTATCTCTAATCCTACAGCCTTCAGTCCTGCTCCCTCTAGCCCACATTTAGTTATCTTGCATACTGGCTGCTTCTCTTCCACCTTTTGAGACTGCGGATTACTGGGGTCTGAGAGTACCATACTACTCTTAACACTAGCCCATACAACTAAATCTACTAGCTTCAATGTCTCCTTGAAACCATCTAGTATCTTCCTGCCTGTCTTGCCATCTGCCATACCACCTTTACCATCAGGCATAGGTCCATACTCGTCAGTAGGGTAGTGAGTGAGGATTAGATTCTTGTTATAAGACCTCGCAGTATGGATTATAGTTCTCATTCTATCATTGGCAGGACCGTACTCCATAGGTTGCAGTCGCTCACGATAGCTGTTCTCATCAAAGGGAGTGTTTCTGGTCTTGGATTCTGCTTTCCATCTAGATAGCTGTCTCTCCTGTAGCTCTTGCAGATGAGAGTTATGGCATATACCCCAGAGCATAGTGGCTGAGTCTATAATGACAGTCTTAACTTCAGTATCCATACAGGCTACTACAAAGTCTGTTACTATTAGTTGCCACAGCTCCTTCATACCTTCTACTTTCTTAGGTATAGATATCCTAGTAGAAGGACTGCCCCGAGTACCCATCAGCTTATCTATCTGTATTGGTCTGGGATAGCCTTTGGATTCTGCATCTTCAGTCTGTAGTCTCCAAGCGGCTCTCCTATATCCTCCTACATCTATGTCAAAGTGACGGAGTGGTTTAGGGAAAGTCAAACTCATCGTTGTTTTACCTGTACCTTCGTCGCCACATATAGCGGCTATCATACTGTCTAAATCATCCATTACTCCCCCTTATCAGGTATAAATACTAAGTAGCCCCCTTGCTCGGGAAGAACGTTAATACTAAGGGTAGGTGCTATACCATCAGTGTGCTTTCCTCGTAGTATTAGTGCTTCTATCATAGCATCAGCACCAGCTTCAAACAACTCCCTATCTATGTCCTTAGTGGCTTTGGCATATACCTCCTTCGGCTTGTACGCTTTGTTCCATTCGACTATATAGGGTCTCCACATAATTCTTTCCTATAGGATGGGCTTATCTGGTTCTAGGCTTAATCCCATAGTTTCTTATCCTCCTTTAATTGTTCTTCACTCATAGTCTGCCCTGTAGCCCGAGTTATTGTCTGGCATACTAGATTATATCTACAGTACTTGCACTCCCAATCATAGCAGTTCTTAAATGGCTCTGGAGGAGTACTGGAAGCTATTGCACTATCTAGTACTGCCTTATGCTCTAGTATCTTTTGCCAGTTAGCCTCTAGCTCTTCCTTATCAAACTGTATAGTCTCCGCATATATGTCTGGAAATGGAGGACTGTAGTTGCCCATCATATATAAGATAATGAGGTCATACTCTGTCCTCTCCATCATATAGCAACCGCCCATCATATAGTCCAACCAAGTAACTGATAGGCTGTCATCTACATAGTGATACTTAGCAGACTTCCTTGTAGTCTTAATTTCATTCAACCTACTGTCCAGAATCATATCTGGGCGATAGATAATACCATCCTTAGTTATAACTGGTGCACTAGCATCCTTAGGAGTAAGCACATCCTGCAGTGCGTATCCGAGAGAGAACAGCATCACTTCCATATCTGTTGGCTCAACGGTTTGCTGCTGGTCAAGAAAACTTTTAGTCCTGCAGGTAATGTAACTACTTAGATGGTTTGTTTCCCTTATCTCCTTTATCTTGTATAATGAGGCTAAGTGCTCTAGTATCTTTCTCTTAAGCTCAGGGTTGTCCTTACGCAACATTACTAACCTCCCTATGCACAGCCTTGTGATGTAGTGGGCAGAGCCATCTAATATCTAGTGGTTTGGAGTAATCATCGTGGTGTCTCAGGGCAGGAGTAGCCCCGCATACCTCACAAGGCTGTTCATCTTGGTGTGCCCTGAACGCTTGCATTCTGGCATTAAGGATATGAGGGCTTATAGTCCTTGTTGCCTTCTTTCTTAGTCTATCACTCTTGTTGTAGCGTTCCTTGTTGCACTGTCGCCACTCTCTAGCTCTGGTGGCATTGCAACTCCTACAGTAAATATAGTAGCCTCCATCCATACTAGAATGCATAGCCATCTCGTCTTCCCAGAACATCCTCTTGCATCTAGCACATCTGTATAGTTCCATTTGCTACTCCCAGAGAGAGCTTGCTAGAGCTTATTTTAGCACGGCATCCTCCGCCTGGCTATCAGGCAATACTCGCTAACTCTAGCAAGCTCTCTTTATCTGGCTCCTTATACCTTATGATAAACTTCTGCTCCGTCCTGAGTAAACCTGCCTGCTGTCTTCATAGTATTAGCAAACGAGCCTGATGCAGTAGGTGGTAGACTTATAGCCTGCAGTAGTGCTGTATCATTTCTGATAACTGGATTGTCTAGAGCTACCTTATTAAACTCAGGCAGTGTCTTGCCGTCTAGCAGACTCATAGCTAAGTCGGTAGCACTCACTCCTTGACCTCCAGCTACTCCTACTCCCTCTATCTCATAGACAGTCCAGGCTGGAGTGGGCCTGTCTTCCATAGACCTGCCGTCAAACAAGTCCATAGGAGTTGGTCTGCCTTCCACGCCATCAGTCAGAACCATACCCAGCTTCTTGCCAATGCAGTCCTTCATATCCATCCTGTCTGCTGGTTTGACATAGTTGGCATTGGCTTGGTCAAGTTGCTCAGCACTATACTGCTGGTCAGCTACATTGTTGAAGCCAATAGTGCGGTTCTCAGGAGTTCCCTCTGACATTACTCCCCAGCGAGACTTCTTCCTGTTTGACTGAGACATTATGAGAGTAGCTGTTGGGAAGTGATAGGGCTCTGCAGCTTCCTTTACATCTATATCCTTGAAGTTCAGGCTGATACGAGTAGTTGCTCTTGCTCCCTCTCCTTCTCCATAAGTCCGACTCTCCGTAGGCATACTGTCAAGTATTCCAGTAAACCTCCGCAGAGGACCGAGCTCAGCGTCTATGAGTCCTCTAGTAGTTACCGTTCCTTCTTCTGCCATTAGTTGTTTTCCTCCTTTTATAACTAATTACTTTTAATACTATAACTGGTACTGATATAAACAAGATGAAGAGGATAATACACGTTACTATTTCAATCTGCTACACCTCCTTTGACTTTGTCTATCGGAGTACTTCTCGAAGGATGCTCATTATTCTCATACGCCTTGATAAATTGGCAGTTCATACATAGTACTTGGAAACCGCTAGGGTATTTATGTTTTCTTAACCATCCGTATAAATCTCCCTTCCTAGACCTTTTGTGGTTAGCACCATCTCCTGAGATATGGTCTATAGATAGGGCTCTTAGGTCAGAGAAACCACACTTAGCACAGGTCATCTCGCCATCGGAATAGTGAGATATCACTTCAACTTTCCTTCTCTGCCTCCACCTAGACCTGCCTCCTTTGTATTTTTGCCCAAGATGCCCTTGACACACCTTGCATGTTCTATGATTTTTATAAAAATCAAAGGAGGGTTTTAGCCTATCGCATTTTCGGCACAATATCCATTGTTTACTATTTTGCACTTCTTTAACGCCCTATATTCATAGTGTAATAACATTATATCACATAAGTAATACAGATGTCAACCCCCTTGTGGTCTGGTGGAGTAATGTTAAATAAAATAAGGGTAATATATATACATATTGTATATTATGTATGTTATTCCTCTGTCTCCCCTGTATATCTCCTACTTCTATCATAAGCTTCTCTATCTCTATCTAATTGTCTCCATCTACCCTCAGGGTCATCTATATGTATTGCAGTGTCTGCGTCTAGTGCAGCTGGGTCTATACCAGAGTCAGTCAGACGTTGCTCATATACAGATATGTAGCTGTCAATTCTAAATCTTAGTTTCTTATACCTTTTCCGCTCCCTTGCGGCTGCGAACTGTTTGAGTGAGAGAACAACAAGGTTATCTGGTGAGTTATCATCATAGTCATCGTTCTTACGGTAGACATTATCATCCTTGGTCAGGTTCCTGCCAAGATGAACAGCCATAACAAGCCGAGGCTCTGATACACTACCCTTATTGCTGGTGCGGTAGTAAGGGTGGTCTTTACTTATACGAATTATCTTATTCTTGCTAGCTACTCTGCTATGATGCTGTCTGGTTAAGGCTCCAGCTTCTATGGGACTCATTGGGTATATCTTTGGCATACTAGCTACCTCCTACTATGGATGATAAATAATGTATATGTTACCCTTATTTTAATTGACATCCTTATTCTAACTGCCCTATATCTAGCTCACCTCTGAGCTCTATCTCCTCTTCTTCATCATACTTAGGAGTTATGCGGCTTAGTATCTGAGGATGCAAGGTGCTTCTATCCCAGCGGATTATTAGTGTAGGCAGAGGTTCCGTTGCGTTGCGGTGCTTAGTAAAGGTAGCTTTTACCTTAGTTAAAGTAGGGTCATATGGGTCTGGGTCTATGCGAAGGACAGTATCTGCCCAACGGACTAGAGCTCTAGAACCAGTAGCATCCTGACTACCCATAGATATGGGCTTACCTGAATCTGTTATAGCCTTGCGAGTATGGTGTATTATAATGAAAGATACGCCTGGGATAGACTTAGATGCGTCTTCCATTATTAGGTCTATCTTGTCTAGCATAGGCTTGACATCTGTTTCTTCTGACAGATTACGATTGAACATCTTATATAGAGGGTCAAGGATAACTACTAGCGGCAGTGTCGCTAGTTCCTCTATACAATTTAGAATGTTACGGCGTAGAGACTCCCAACCACTAGACTCATCTATGTGGATAAACTGTTCAGTACGATTGAGTACAAGGGGATAGGCATAGTCAGTAGCTCTAGCATCAAGGCGGTCAAGTTCTGCAGATGCTACATTCTTATGCCCATCTCTGGCGAGGTAGATATTCTTGCTTGCCGCACAGTACTTCTCTGTCCGCTCTCGGTCAATATACATAGGTAGCTCAACTTGGAGACGGAGAACATTAGATGGAGTAGTGCGGAAGCCTAGCCAGCGACTACCTCTAGCTATACAGTGGGCAGTATGGAGTGCTAGTATAGACTTCCAAGAGCCCTCATCTCCAAAGATAAGCATACGATTCTTGACATTAAGTACACCTCCAGAGATGATACGGTAGTTTCTGGGAGGCACCCAAGTAAGCAAGTCTTGAATGGTATAGAGTTGCTTATCTCTTTCGTGTATGTCAGACAAAGTAGTCGCAGTGTCCTTTCAACATATTAGTAGGCTATTGTTATTATACCATAATGAGAAGGCAGTTGTCAATACCCCAGATTGAAATTAGTAGTTTTACAAAAATGAACACAGTAATTATAATTCTATGAGTTGGTCTAAGGCTTTATCAATCCACTCTAAGCCTTGTTCTTCCGTCTTACATCTTGTCCCAGTGACGATTGAAGGCACTCTTGGCTTCTACCGTGTCTTCCTTATGATTGAGGACTTTGGCTAATTGAGCTTTGAGTAAACCATCTATATCCCAGTGTTCCTCCGTAACCTCAACATCGCCATATCCAACTATCTTTGCTTCCACAAAAGGTCTTTGTTCCCCTACTGTCAGCAATAATTCATTCTGTTCAGTCATCCTTAACCTCCATAGTGCTTAATACATATATCCCATTGGGCTTTTATTACCTCTGTAGCAAATAACCCCCAATTAACACAGTAGCCCTCTTTGTTCACTGAGCTATAATCGGGGAAAGTGCAATCACGCTCAATTCTGGCAATCTCTTCATCACTCAACAGTCGTGGTTTCTCTTTGGGTAGCTTGCGGTAGTCATTAGCTTCCATAACTTCCTTAATCATTGTTACCCTCTTTTCAAGCGGGATATGAGTAGATAGAATGATATTACCCATTGTATAGTCAAGTTCCTTTATCTTCCTTTGTGCTTTATCTGTCATTTTAATAACCTCATTATCCTCTATTTCTATATCCCACTTTCTAGTAGGGTCTCTAGGGTCTGTTAGAGTTTGCTTCATCCTTCACCTCCATAGATAGCTTTATTCCCACCCTTGGTAGTAATTGTTCTGCCAAACTCTCGTAAATAGCATCTATCTGGCTAGAGTAGTAATCAGTCCAGTCCTGCTCAGCTATCGCATAGCACATTAGTTGTAGGTTAGGATCTAGGTCATAGTACTCCCTGCCTAATGTCTCTAATGCTATCTCCTCACACCTGTTCTGAATCCAGTCCTTCTTATCTATCAATTAGATACCTCCTTATAATCTTTCTCCAGCGACTGATAGTAGCTCTATCTACTTCCCAACCATAGCGACTACAGACATCATTGATACTACCCTTGTAGATGTCTTCCTTTAACTTTACCTCATACTTCATCTCAATGTATTTCATTAGGCTAGTTTTAGGGAAGTCGACGGCTGACTCATTATACTCAGGCTGCTCGGATAGGAAGTACGGAGGAGGTTTAGGAGGTGTGAGTCCGTGCTCCTTCATTATTCTGCGCCTGAGTTCTGCTGTTGATATATCTTCCAAAACTGTCTCCTACATATTCTCAAATTGCCAGTGCTTATAAGATATGAAGCGTCTTCCTTTTAAGCAGCCATAGTATAGCCATATTAATCGCCATAACAGTCGATAGTAAATACCCATTAGCTGTTATCCTTGTACTCTAACTGCTGGTCTGATGAGCACATAGGACAGCCCAGTTCAGAGTGTAGGTTCTTCTTATATCCCCACCAGCCACACTGATTACAGTGGACTTCATAGTGCTGGCGAGGCTCAGGGTCTGAGTCTGATGTGCCTTGCTGATTGTCTATCTTGTATATGAGCTCATACATCTTCTTTCTCCTCCTTGTCTATACATATAGTACAATACCTTTCGCTATCGTTTACTCGGATAGTTAGATTATACTCCTTCTCCATCTTGAGAATGAGAACTCTGGCTGAGTAAGGGTCAACAGTGTACTGGTTTATCTTTGGCTTATCTGCTGAGTTAGCCATCTATTCCCCCTCATAAATATAGAACCACTCTGTCTCCTTAGCATAGCATATCTCGTTTATTTCTACAACCCAAAGAGGAATATGAAATTCTCTAGCGGTAGCAAGCCCCGCTTCACGATGCACTTGCTCCTCACTCCACCAAGTTTGAGCACTCATTTAATCCTCCTAAGTAGATGATATCTGTATTCATATTCTACCTCTCCTTTCCTTCATATGGAAGGCTTTGTGGCAAGAACGATGAGCTAAGGTTCTATTATCCAGTGCCATATTCATATGGTCTCCATCTATATGATGTTCTGTTATTAGGTCAGTCAAGCGTTTAGGGAAGTCAGCCATAGTGAAAGGCTTATGGCAGAAGTAACAAGTGATGTTGTACTTAGTTAAGACGAAGAGTAGTAGGTCTCGGAGGTGAGTCTTCTGCCAACTTAGTTTAGATTGCTTAGCCATATACCTCCTTCTGGCTCGGATACAACAAGATGAGTTGCCTTCAGTATATAGACAGGCTTACCTGTACTAGACGCTAGCCTCTCAGCTTCACTAGTTGCCTTTGCCGAGGTGCAGTGCTTAACCTTTGGTGAGCCAGAGCCCTCAACCCAGCACATCCAGAAGCAAGATAAACAGCTCTGTTTAGTACCCCCGTAAGAATCTAATCGCAATACTTTCTCACTGCCAGCGTGCCAGTAGCCTTCACTCTCACCATCTAGATTGTAGCAGTAGATACTGACATTACCACAATGCTCATCCCACTGATTTGAAACTACATACCTATAGTCTCCACTACTACGCTTGAACATCTCACCTGCCTTAAGGTCCTTTAGCATTACTACTTGGTCTTTCATAGTTATCCTCCTTATCATTCATCTTTCATTAGCATCTTAATTAGTTATGACATCTTCTAGCTACCATCCTTTCTCGTGCATTTGCTTTATAAGTCCTTCATCCCATATGTAGTTACACTGCTTAGTGCTCGTCATATTAACTCCCCGCACTCAATAGGTAGTTTATCACTCCTAATCCTAACAAACCTAGGAAATACTACTGCTCCTCGGTTGCCTATCTCCTGCCCTCTAATTTCTATAACTTCTCCAATGTAGAACTCTCGGTTGACTGAGAACTCCATCCTTTGAGTGTCACTCATTCCAGAGCACTTACCTATCTCCTTGAGAACATTATTACTGTCATAGACTCCATACTTAATGGCACCTATGAGACCTGCAAACTTTCCTGTTAGTCCGTACTGAGCTTCAGTAAATCCAGTAATCACTACATCCCAAGTGCTTGTTTTCTTTACCTTAAACCAGTCGGACTCCAGCCCACTGAGGCTCTTCACAACTACACCTTCACCTCCAGAAGATATAATGTGGTTAAAGTACTTCTCCTTGTCAGTCTTAATGAGGGTCTCCTGATGAACGTTTACTGCACCAAGGTGTTGGAGGTAGGTTATCAGGTCTGATAGTACGGGCAGTCTTTCGCCGAATGGAGTCTTGCGTAAGTCGCTACCATCATACCTTATGATACTTACTGCAGCGAATATGGCTAGCCCCTTATGCCCTTGTACATCTAGAGCATGGTCTGGATAGGAACCGAATATGGACTTGGCATCTTCCACCCTTCCGCTTGGAGCATATCCTTCTCCGACCACCACTGCATCAATGTTGTCTGGTACTGTAATGCTGGTAATGTGAGGTGCGTTATCTGTGTGGTCTGTGCCTGACTTGTTGAGGAGGTGGACTTGACCGCCCCTGATTACGAGAACCTCGCTAAATCCGTTGTACTTCTTGCCTACAACTAGGTCATTGTTGCTCTCAATATCGTGGAGTACAGATATAGGTTTAGCGTTCATACCTTCTCCTTTGTCTCAATTCGTGCATTAGTCTCCTAGCCTCCCATCTGTTGCTAGGCTTATCCTCAAGAGGTTCCTTGATGCCTAACTGCTGGCAGAGGTGAGTGATAGCTACTGTCTGTCCAGCAGTAGGAGGTAGTCTCCAGCTACTAGTAATGTGTATCTTTTCAGTCATTATACTTTCTTCGCAGTTAGCTCCTCAATAGTAAACTCAGTATCTATGGAGCCTGCATTAGATAGTAGCTCATCCATCTCATCCTCTAGGAACTGCTGTATCTTACCCTCATCCAGTTGCCCATCGCTACCTCTTAGGGTATCAGCATCCTTGAGATCCTCCTCGCTGTAGGACAGTACTAGGCTCAGTTTGTAGTTCTTCATCTAGGTTTACCTCCTTACTTATTTTGAAATGCTCTCCTTGCTGGAGATATAGGCTCATCCTTCTTAGGGAACATATGTTCTTCTAACTTATGAGCCTGCTCTTGCTTTGCCTTGCGGTTAGCTAGTTCTTTCTTCCTCTGCTTGCGGTACTTGAGTGTTTGGTGCTTCTTACTCATAAGCTTCCTCCTACTTTCTAGTTCTTACTAATAGCTTCTATATCTATAGGATAGGACTGGGTGGCTCTCTCAACTGCTGCTGGTAGGTCTTTGAACTCCTCCCTTAAGTTGTGAGATATTACCAGTACCTTCAGTAGTCCTACTATGTCTAGCTGCTGGAGGTAGTCAATAAACTTACTACTCTCTTCTGGCTTGAGTCTGCCAGCCTCTATCATATTCTGAACTGTCTGCTTAATGATGTCTTCAGTGTCTACAACTTCTACGAAGTTAAAGTCCATTACTCCTCCATCTTATATGCTAGATATCTTATTACTTTACCATTGCTATGTTCTATCCTCACTAGCCAACCATCTACATATACATAGACCTTACCATTCCTGCGGTACTGCTCTGTCTTCTGTCTAGGTATTGGTTGTCTATCCAGAATACATCGCAACTCAGTGAGTAGTGGTCTATTGATAGGTCTATTGAGTAGAGTGTTGAGCATTGTACGGTCATTCAGTTGACGCCTAAGGTATGAGTTGTCCCTCTGACTAAGGCGTGCTACCTCAGATGGTGATAGAACTGTGTGAATGATGGCCATAAGTTACACCTCCACTGTTATATATACATTATACCATACTACCAACTGAATGTCAACCTATCTGTTGCAACCATACAACTGACCTGCAGTGGCGTATCATTCTTATCTGTTGCAGATTGCAGAGGAGTTACTATTACTTACTCTACTTTTAAGTAAAAGAAAAAGGACTAGCGGCAACTTGCTAGTCCCTTTCTATGTTACTGGTACTGCTATTCTATATGATACCTTCAGCCTTTAGCAGTTTCTGCCTTATGGCGTACCTCCAGTTCTTATCAGTACTTGACTCATACGCTTGCTGGAAAGTCAGTCCGTCCTTATATTCTTCCTGCCCGTGCCTTGATAGCATATCATCTGTACTGACATCAAACTTTTTGCCGCCTCCACCTCCACCTGACCTTGCGGCTCTTGGTGCTGACTTCATCAACCTGATAACTGGTGCTTCTTCACCGAAGTCGTAAGAATACCAGATACCATCTGCTACATCCAGAATACCACTGTCAACTATTGGTTTGACCGCCTTTGAGATTGCCGTTGCAACCTTGTCCTTGACTGCGTCAAGTGCGGCTACCTTGGTAGCCTGCTCTGCCTTTTCCTTTACCTTGACTGCCTGGTCTATCTTGCGGCTGATAGTGGCTACTGTCTTGAAGTCCTTGCTTTGGAGTGCTGTCTCCAACTGTGCCATTAGTTCTGCTTCAGTTGGCTCAGCTACTACCTCGGCAGTTCGCTGTTCTTCTACCATTGTTCACCTCCATATTCTATTGTTAAAGTGCTGTGCTGGTCTGTTACCACTTACCAACCAGCTATGTAAAGTCCTAAGACGATACACCTTTTTAATTGTACCTTTATATTATACCAGATAGTCCGACCTTTGTCAACCTTCCTATGTATTCCTACTGACTGTTGATGTTCTATCCGTTTATTATGCGTTCTGTCAACTCATGCACCAATAAGATGTACTGGTTAAGGTCTTTGATTTGTGGTTCTCCATCGTGGTCAAATGTTACCATGTTCTCAATGACCTGCCCCATAATGGCAAGTTCTGCCATCGTTGTCATTGTGCCATGCATACCTTGACCTGTTTTGGTGGGCATTGTATCACCTCCATATATTATTAAAGTTCTACCCATATAATACCATACCCAGAACACAATGTCAATAGTACTTTGGTCATGGTACTAAGGTCCTAGAACATATGTTCTAATTCCATGCCATAAGAACAATGCAACTATATGCAGATGCAATCATTGGCAAGAACAGTTCAATGGCATTTGCAATGATCTGCATCTGCATCTGTTTGCAATGCCCAGAACAACATACCCATACCTACCCTTCTAATGAAAGAACCACATGGGTGGGGTGCCTAGCTTTGCAATGTAGATGTTATCTCTATCTGTAGGAAGAGAATTCTCATTTTTGAGATTTGGACTTACCTTCTTCCTTATCTATCCTCTTGTCCAAGTCCTTCGTAGGGTAGCCCAACTCTTTTAGTCTAGATGATATTGCTCGTAACCTTTCAATTTCCTCTGGTGTCTTCACAAATATACCTCCTTTTAACTTAAATTGATAGGATTGATAGGTGGCGGACCTCCATCTCTTTCCATCCTTCGCCTCTGTGCTCTATTAGGTTGTGCAAGAGGTGGAGGAGGCTTCTTGATTTCAGTCCTAGTAATATCTACAGAATAGACACAACCACAGTCCATGCAGATATCAGTCATGAACCCGTAGCCAGGAACCTCTGACCCGATAGGAATAGCAGCTGCCTTAGTCTGGTCTAGCACAACTCCCTGCTTGACATCTAGATGGAAGTTCCATTCCTCTCTAGCTAGTCCTCTTTCCTTCATCTCATTGCCTAGCTGCTCAAGGAATCTGTCCTCACCACTGCCAGTGGCTAGTTCTGGTTTCCCCAGTATTTCAGCTAGCTCTTCCCTAAGCCTGCACACTGGGCATTTTGTGAATTCTCTGTGAAAGTCTTTATTCACTATTCCTCCTTTATTAGGTTATAAAATTATCCAAGTTACCATTCAAAATGCCATCAATATCATCTGTTTTATAATCAGTCCTGTGGTCTTTTACCATCTTATACGGATGAAGGACATAACTTCTAATCTGATTGTCCCAATCACTTCCATTACCCTTGCTAACAAGTGCAAAAGATGTATGACGACAATACTCAGTATCAAAGGGGGAAATGCGTACAAGGCGATGAACCCCACATTCAGAACTCAAATCCTTCTCGGTATCAATAGTTACTATGAAGCCAACTTCAATCTGTTCAATGAAGGCATTCATCTGATTACGCATAGCCCATCGCAGATACATACTTGCCAACATTAAAGCCCAATCCTTACTCTCTACACCACCACTACCCCAATGAATATCTAACTGCATTATTCCTCCTTTATTAGCGGCTCTACTGCTACATAGCCAGCATCAACTAATGTCTGAACGTAGGCACGCCCTCCCTTCACATATGCTTGTCCGTAAGGATGTAATTCGCTATCGGGAGGGAATGTAGGCAACTTCCTCTCCACCTTTATCACTACACCTCGTTCATCAAGACCTTGCAGGATATTATCCACTGCTGCCTCAAATAAACATTCTGTTTGTAGGCTACGGTTGTTTGTTACAGCCCTCACACAACTATCTACCAATTTACGTATCTCTTCTTGCTTAGTCATTATATCTCCTTTCTATCATACTCCATATCGCTTAGTATCTTATCTGTCATCTTAGCAAACTCTATCTTATCATCTATCTCTCCCTCCAATCTCCTTAGATCCTGCAACTTAGCCATTAGTAGCTTAGCTGGTCTGTTTCTGTTCAGGTAGTGACAGTAGCCTTCATTCTTGCCAAGCCTTTGCATTGAACTACCCAAGCGGTTTGAGTCCGTATGAAGTAGAGGTAGCCATAAGTGCCTGTGGCATAGTATGCACTGGTAGAGTGAGCCTTTACTAACCTTCTCAATCTCTACCCAATAGTGCGGAGTTATCTTAGCATCATCACAATAACTGCCAGGATAAGTTATTCCCAACTCTGAGGCACACCGCCTAGGTTTGCTATCCTTTCCTTCATCTCCTCTATCTTGCTCCCTATCCTTATTATCTCGTCTATGTCTTTGGCGTCTGGGTCTAGCATTAGTTCTCTTAGCTTTGCGACTGACCTTGCTCTCTGTCTTAGTATCTTTAACCTTTCCTCTTTTACTGACTTCGGCAGAATCAGACTCTTGCGTCCTCTGGTCTCCACTACTGGATGTAGTGATAGATTCTCCAGAGCTTGTACTAGCCAGCAGCACTGACCGTCCCTCTTCCTCTTCCCGTGCCATCGGAAGTTCTTTACCCATCTTCTCGGCTCACCTCCTTCCTTAGTATATTTTTGCCACAACTTACCACAGACCATAGGTTCTGATAGCTCTATGGGCTCAGAGCAGTAACTACAAGCAGAAACTGTCTTACGACAAGTCGTTAGATAAATATCCAACTATCTAGGTTCTCTCTTTTTTATCATCCACATTTATATAATAACACACTTTATCTTCTATGTCAACCTCTCTATCCACTATGTCAAAACAATAAACATTGTCCATAATTATCCTTGCATATGGGGTTAGATTATGGTACACTGGAGAGTGGAGGATACTATGACGCAAAATAGCAATCTACAGTTACCCTCTGGAGAGCCGAAGGAAGTGTCGGCTGCTACAGCACTTATCCCATATCGTAGAGGTGATGACAGAGCTAAGTATCTTGGCTATCTCTGCTGTGGCTTCTCTGACGAAGAATCTCTATATGTTCTAGGCCTTACTAGAAGCTGGCTAACTGATGCTAGGCTAGATAGTAAGTTTGCTGAGTTAGAAGAACGCATACCTGAACTTCGCAAGGAGCTTAGCCAAGAATATACTGAGCTAGACTTCTACCGCAACTTCCGTATGGTTCTGGAGAAAGACCATAGAGTACTACGAACTTCACTAGGTATGGAACTAGTAGAAGATGAAGATACTGGCGAGATGGTGCATGCTCAGCTAACTCCCTTTGACCAGCAGTATCTACTTAAACTCCGAAGTGCCTATACGCCTCAGCAGCTACAGTTGCTAAAAGCAATAGCATCTGGAGGTGATGGAGGCTTTAACTTTGCTGATTGGGTTAGTAAGAATCGGGAGATAGTCCAGTTTAGTCGTACAGACACTATATCAATGACAAGAGGTAAGAGTGGCGAGAAGACCGACAACAGCTAAGGTCATACGGGCAGCAAGACGCAATATCCGTAGAGCTCAATTGAGTCGTGTAGGAAGAAGAGAGCCTAGGTCTATAGGCAGAATAACTCGTAGCAGACTCAGGTATAGCCGACCAGCTGCCTCTGTAGCTGTTAGGACTAGAGTAGGAAGGAGACGAAGATAGATGGAATCCATTTTACTAGATGCTCTGGCAACTGGAGGACCTATTGCAATACTAGCCGTTATCATATTTATCATGTACCGAAAGGACAGAAAGGATACTGAGCGCAGAATCCATGATGTCCACAATGCTCACTCTGAGAGGCTAGAGATGTTGCTGGCTAAAGACCAAGAATCTCGTGAAGAGAACACTAGAGCATTAACAGAGCTTACTACATATCTCAAACTAAAGAATGGAGGTAAACACTAGTGCCTAAAGCTAAGAGAGCTAGAAGAATAGCTACTGTGTCAGCTTACGCTCATAGAGTACTTCGCAGAAAAGGATTCACATATAGACTAACACCTCACGGCGGAACTGTAGTGACTGGCAGAACCGTTAAAGCACGCAGGAGATTTATGGGTATCCCTTATACTTCAACAAGGGCAGTATCCCTGAGGAGGACTTCTAGGAGATAGCATACATGGTAGTTCAGACACAGGACGAAGCGCTAAAAACGCTGTTCTCTGACAGACGCCTTACACTGAGCACTCTGTTGGATATTGACGATAAGAATAGGCAGAGAGTTCCTCTCATACCTAATCCTATTCAGGAAGATATTATTGTCGATTCTGGTCTTCGAGACATATATGTTAAGCCTGCTCAGGTAGGATTTACCAGTATCATAGTTGGAGACTTCTTCCTTGACAACATAACTATTGATGGAACTGTGTCAGTTATCATTAGTTATGATGAGTTTAGTGCCCAGCGCCAGATACTAAAAGCTAAGCGCTACCATCAGAGCTTGCGGAGGAAGATTCCTACTATTCCTAAGCTAGACCACAAATCTGCTACTGAACTTAGCTGGGAAGATAAGGATACCAACTTCTACTCTACTATGTATATATTCAGTAGCAGAAGCTATACGATTGGTAGAGGTGAGGTTATTCATAATCTGCTACTGGATGAGTACGCTTTCTGGCAACTCGGTACTCATGAGGCTATTATGGCATCAGCAATACAGAGAGTTCCTTTGAGTACTGGAACTAAAATTCGCATAGGTTGCTATGACAAGGATACAGAGATACTAACTAGGCAAGGTTGGGTTAGATTCCCTGACTTAACAGACGATATGGAGATATTTACAAAGGACTCCCAAACTAATGAGGCTTATTATACTAAACCTTCTGTGGTACTAAAGTATCCTTACAATGGGGAGATGCTCCACTTCAGCGGTAAGAGACTAGACCTAATGGTTACACCTGAGCATGACCTGTGGATTAAGTTGAGGACGAGCGGATATAGTAGCAATAACAGATTCAGGAAAGCTCAGGATATTCCTAAAACTGGTGCTCTGTTTGATACATCTGTTGACTGGTATGGAGATGAACATGACTACTTTACTCTTCCTGGTAAAGGCGGTAAGCCTGATATAGATATACCTATGTCCTTGTGGGTTGAGTTCTTAGGATACTTCTTGTCCGAGGGCTGGACTGACACATCCTCTGGAACCTGGCTAAGCCAGAATGGCATTGGCGACTACTGGTTTGTTATGAAGTCTGCGTCTGAAAGATTGGCTGGACTTCTTGGAGCGGAACTTTATGAGAGTAGCAGAAAAGATAGACCACTGCTAGAATGGTGCATAAGGGACAGTAGGCTACACAATTATCTCAGTGGTTACACAGAGCCTAAAATACTTCCAGATAATATAAGGTTTGTTAAGAGCAAGTATTTGCGTACGCTTATCGCAGCTTTTAGTATGGGGGACGGAGCCTATAACAGGAACTTACTCTACAATACTAGCTTACCTCTGATGAACGACTTTCAGGAGATTCTGCTAAAGTTAGGATACTCAACTAATCTCTATCCTCACGGTAATACTAGGCACCTAGAGGAGTATATGCTTAGTTGGTCTACAAGTTCCAATGTATCCTTTAGGCATAAGTTACCTGAGAAGGTTAGCTACTCAGGATATGTATATTGTGCTACAGTACCTGACCACTTACTGCTTGTTAGGAGAAATGGTAAGGCAGTGTGGTGCGGAAACTCTACTGCCAATGGTGAGGATAATCCTTTCTGTGAGATGTATAGGGCATCTAAGGAAGGAACAGTGATAGGTGGCTCAGTATATAGGAATCACTTCTATCCTTGGTTCTTGCACCCAGAGTATGTTATGTATCCTGATAGCCCATTTTGCCTCTCTGGGGACGACCAAGAGATACTACCTAATATGAGTTCAGAAGAGACTGTATTACTTGATAAACTTATAGGCTCTTACAACTTCAAGGAGCGAGTAGCAATAGCCCAGATTCGCTGGCGTAGATATAAGATAGCTGAGATGGCATCTATGCGTAGATCTGGTGAAACTCAATTTATATTCTCTCAGGAGTTTCCTGAAGATGATGAGACCTGCTTTATGGTGGCTGGAGACCAAGCATACAATACAGATGTTATAACTAGTAAGATTCACATCTGCATCCCAGCACCTATACAGAAGAGCATTGTCGCAGTTGATAAGATAACTAAGACTACCATAACTGCCACTCTGGATATATGGCACGATGTAGAGGATGGCAAGGGCTATGTTATTAGTATTGACCCAGGCAAGGGTAAGATATCTGAATCAGTTGGTCATGTATGGAACTTCATAGAAGGCTTCAGGGATAAGGATGGTAATGAGATTCCTCCAGTAATGCAGCACTGTGCTACTCTAGCAGGCTTCTACGATGAGTGGGAGATGGCAGAACTTATGAAGGAAGTAGCGCACTACTACAATACTGGTGTTATTTGTCCTGAAGATAACTTGGATATTGTATCTCACCTAAGGGATTACTCTGACCTCTACTACCGTGAGGATGTAAGAACTGGCAAGGGAATGAGAACTATTGGCTGGCAGACTAATGTATCAACTAAGCCCTATATGATTACAGAGGTCAGTAGGCATCTGGAGGACATAGATTGTCAAGATATACGTTTCTGGTCTCAGTGCAAGAATATCCGCAGAAACGCCACAGTCAGAGGTGGCATACTGGTAGTAGGTGCTGATGACCACCATGACTGTGGGGCAATAGCAATCGTTTGCCGCTCTGCTATGCCAGTGGCACGTGGTTATGTAGGCAACTCCACCGAGGGTGGTTGGGACGACAGATGGGGAACTTAACATCAGCTGAACTTAATAGATTGGCTAAGAATACTGGATGCAGACTGCACGATGACTGCCTGACTTGTACTCGTCCTAAGTGCATCTACGATGAAAAATCCGCTAGTCCGAAGGCTGAGCGGAGACGTGCTGAAATCAGGCGCTTGTCAGAAAGCTTAGATACAGCCGAAGTAGCTAAGAAGCTTAGTATTAGTGAGAGAACCGTTCAGCGGGCTTTGAAGGAGCAGTAAATGAATAGAAATGCAACTGTAGTAATGTTTAATACTGTATGTAAGGTATGTAACTTTCCTTTTGATAATACTAGCCATAGAAGCTCTATGTGTCCCGACTGCTATAGGAAGCACGCTAGGGAGTACAATAAAGCATGGCAGTGTAGCCATAAGGAGAGCAGAGCCAAGACGATGCGGAAGTATAGGGAGAATGGTGGTAGGGATAGGGATAGGCAGCGCAAGCTTGGTGGTAAGGTACTTCCATCTGGAGAGGATAAGAGACCGCTTCTAGGCTTTTGTGAGTTATGTGGTGCAACATACAAGGATGACAGAAACAAGTTTCATTACCATCATTGGATAGATGAGGAACCAACTATAGGTATTTGGGTATGTGTTAAGTGCCATTGGATGATAGAAGCCGTAGATACTGGGTTACTTCAAAAGTATGAAGAGCTAAAGTCTAAGATTGAGGAAGAGTGTGCTATGAAGATGCTTGAGAGGTTTGGCTTGACGGAGGTGTGTAGTGGACAGGAACGCTAATACAGTTATAACTAGATGTACTGAGTTAAAACGCTTTTGGAGTACAAGGGATGCCAAAATGCGTACTTGGTACAGATTAATAGAAATGATTGATGAGTTGAAAACAGAAAAAATGGAGAGTTTCGTCGGGAACGACCCCAGGTCTCTATTTAACTTAGTATTGCATCTTCTAGATACTGACATACCTCATAGGATAAAGGACTATGAATCAATAGAACCAGAGGTTACAACTGCCATAGCATCTGTTAGTCGCTTCTTCCGAACTGCTTGGAAGGATGTTCAGACTAACTTCCGCAGAACTAATCCCAGACAATCTTTACAGCGAACTTCACTAGGCTTCATGCTGGCAACTGGATGGTATGCTGACTTCGCAGTAGTAACAGATGATGGTAGTAGATGCTATGACGAACCTTGGAATCCTATAGATGTCTATCCTATGTGGGATGCGACACTTGGGCTTAGTGAAGTAGCTCATATCTATCAGGTAGCCTCCAGCCAAGCTACTAATATGGCTAAGAGACATAACTGGAATCTGGGTGGTAACTATGCCCAGTGGAGAGCGTCAGTAGGAAGGAATGTTACTATCTCTGACTACTGGTGGGTAGAGATATCTGATGTCTTCCCCTTCAATAAGGCTATATGGAACGCAGTAGTTATAGGTACTACACTGGTAAAGTTTGAGCGCACTCGCTTTAAGCGTATGCCTATCTATGTAGCTCCAGTTGGCGGACTGCCTGATATGGGCAGTTTAACAGAAGGTATGGTACCAACTAACTCATCTACACTAAAGCTACAGACTCAGGAATCTAGTTCTGAACGCTGGAAGGCGGAGTTAGGGCAATCTATCATAGCAACCAATGAGCATGTCTATCGAACTTGGAATAAGTGGTGGAGCTTTAGTCTACAACTACTAAGAGATACTGCCCAGCCTAGAATCTTTGAACGGAGTAGGAGTGGTAAGGCTATAGTCAAACCTGAGGATGTCTTCCGCAGGGGTGCTATATTTAGGGGAGGTCCTGATGACTCTGTCGACTTCATTGGTACTCCGCCTCTACCTCTAGAGCTAAGAAGTACTCAGATTGACCTGGAAGCTATGATGCAGAGAGGAGGAGTTAGTTGGGCTATGTATGGCAGTGTTCAAGGTCAACTAACAGCCTATGTTATGAGTCAGATAGCCGCCTCTGCCAATCAGGTAATGAAGCCTTTTCACCAAGCCTTTATCAACCGCTATGAGGATATAGATAATGATTGGTTAGCAGATATTAAGGAGCGGGGAGTGAAGCCTTATGGCTGGGACTATCCAGATGCTCTACCAGATGGTGCTTTTGTTAGTGCTGACTACGATGTAGAGATTCCTGGTGACCTGATTCAGAGAGCTACTACTGCTAGAATGTTAGACCCAGACTTCCGTCTAAGCTATACTTATGTTATGAATAAACTATTCCCTGACATTGAAGACCCGATGCAGGAGAGAGCTCAGACTAGAGCTGACCAAGCTGAGAGGCATCCTAGCAATAGCCTGATAGCTCTGATACAATACTATAGACGCCAGGCTGCTTGGCTAGATAAGGTTGGAGATAGAGAAACTGCACAACTGTATAGTACAGTAGCAGATGCAACTCTGGCTATGCTGACTGCTGAGGAAGGTAGGGAGGAGCAGCCAGTACAGCCTCCTAGAGGTAGAGGTAGGGTAGAGACTGTGCCTGAGCGAACTGCCTTGCCAGCTAGAACTACTCCAGAGGGAGAAGTGTAATGGCAGAACCAACAGAGCTGACAGAAAAGACTAAGAGGATATTAGAGGAAAAAGGCTGGGAGCAAGGCAAGCCTGGAGCTCCTATGCTTCCTCCTCCAGTGGAAGTTCCCGAGTACTTCCCAGGCTTCGCTAAAGAACTAGAGGAGTTGGGAGTGAAGCAGTATCAGGTTCAGAAAAGACTTGCTGAGGCGCAAGGTGGCTTAGCTAGTGTGCAGCGGGGCATGACTGTGGATAGAACATTAAGTCGTCTTGTCTCGTGGATGCCAGGCTACGGGGAGTATGTTACTCCAGAGGAATATGAGCGTGAGTTGGAATTACGCAAGCAGGAGTTTGACCTTGCCTTGCAGGATTTCAAGGCTACCATCTGGAGACAGGAAGTACTAACTACTCTACCAAATTACCTTTCAATTCCAGACTATAAACTCCAGAGTCCAGAAGATATACTACAGTATATTCCACTGGATACTATGAGTGATGCTGACACAGTCTGGCTAACATCTGCATTTGACCGCCTGAAGCATCTGTCTAATGTACTACCAGAAGGCTTTGATGGCGATGCTATAGAAGCCCAGACCAAAATACTAAATGAGATTCTAACTGCCCCGAAGCTGGAGCTGAAGGCAGTTCACAATCTAACCGTAGATGAGATAGCTAAGTCCTTTGCCTTTGGAGTGGCTGAACTACCACAAGGCATGTCTGAGGAAGATGTAAGAGGTATGCTCAGTCAGATGGACTTGCAAGATGAGGAAATGGATAGTGCTAAGGAGTGGCTAGCAGCTAGAGCTAACGAGTGGGCAATAGAGTCTGACCGACTAAATCTTATCCGAGCAGGCACAGTACTGGTGGAGGCTCCTGAGCTAACTCCTTGGGAGTTTACCAAGCTCCTATTCACACAGCCTATGATGGCTACAGTGCAACTGCTGAATAAGTATTTTGATATGCTACCGAGACCTCTATACAGTGCTGCTATTATAGGAGCTCACAGATTATTCAAGACTTCTGAAGATACCGCCGCCGCTAGGCTAGAGGAGAACTATAAATACTACCGTTCTATGGGAGAGGGTAGCTGGTCTGCCTATGCTATGGCTTTCAATGAGTGGGATGCTCCTTGGTGGCTAAAGATGAGTGGTGAGACTTTCTTCGACCCAGTTACCTACATCGGACTAGGTATGGGTACTGCGATTGCTAAGAAGATAGGCTGGGGATTTACTAGATTAGGACTTAGGGGTGCAGGAACTAGAATAGGTCCTTGGGTACAGGCATTTGAGCAAGGATGGTTAAAGGGTGAGGATGCTCTCTTCAAGGCTGCAGTGAAAGGATTTCTGGCTCCTTTTAGGGGATTTTACTGGTTTACATCATACATACCAGCTAAGGTAGGGTTTAAGCCTCTGTTAGGCGCAGTGGAGTATGCTATTCCTAGAACTTATACTATGATGTCCAGAAGGTTTGCTCAGGACTGGTATATGAAGATGAGTGCGAATGTAAAGAGACTCTTTCCTAGGGTTCGTAATTCTAAAGGCTTAACTGCTAAGGATGCTTTTGATACTGCCACTAATGCTATTGACAACGCTATAGCAAGACCTATGGAAGGTTGGGATATTGCAGTTAGAGCAGGAGCTCCTATGCTAGAGTTTAACTACATAGATGACTTGGCTGCTAGGAAACTAACCAAGGAGATAGCTGAGGAGATAACCTTTGATACTAACCGCCTAGCTCATCTTAATAATGAAGTACTCAATATGTTCAGTGGGCAAGGTGAGAGGGTAACAGCTGGCAAGATAATAGCTGACCTTGGACAGGAAGCTACTGAGGATATGGTAAATAAGATGGCGGCTAAGCTAGTGGCATTCAGACAGAAGGTAGTTGACACTGCCAAGGCTGCTCTCAAAGGAGATACGTATGACGATATTCTCTTTGGCATGTTTAATAGACTGGAAGGAATCCGCTATGATAACCTACACAGTCCTTTAACTAAGTTTATGAATCAGGCTGGTAGGTCAGCCTCCTGGCACAGTAGAGTGGCAGACAGGGTATTATATTCTGCACAGCTAGTAGCTGTAGAACGCCGACTGGTAATGCCTGTAGCCAGATGGAATCTGCTGTTCACTAACTTTGGTCCTTACAACTTCATTGAGAATATTCAGAGAAGCTTCTTGGGCGGAGCAGAGCCTTTGTATCCTAAGGCTTATAGTGGGGTGGATGAGACTAACCGCCTATTCAAAGGACTATCTAATGCACCTTATGAGTTACAGATGTTTGAGCGTGGTGAGGTACGACTAGCTCAGGCTATGATAGACCCAAAGACTGGCAGAACAGCTGTATTTAAGGGCGGCAAAGTACCGTTTATTACTAGGGAAGTAGTTATACCTGAGAAGGTTCCTTTCTTGGGCGGTAAGACTGTAGGCGCTAAGATGAACATAGCTGGCAGAGACCACTACTTAGGTTCCTTCCAAGATGCCTACGATATGTGGGCGCACTTCAATAGTATGCAGGTAGCCTATGACTACCAAGTCCACTACATGAAAGCACTGGCAAACATAGCTCCTGACGATATGGATGGTCTGGTGAAAGTACTGGCTAAGCGAAGGTCAGAATTGGATAACATAGTTGCTATATCTGCTAAAGATGCTAGAGACATAGAACGAGTACTACTGCAAGATGCTACAGTAGGATCTGATGCACTTAGGCTACACTCTCAAATAGATGTTCTAGAGTTTGAGCGGAGACAGGTTAGCAAAGACCTTGGCAAGACATTTGATAACTGCACTGATGTCAGGATGATGACTAAGAATGGTATCAGAGATGAGGTACTGGATGGCAGTATCTTCACTGACATAGACGGTAGGATGGCTGCTTGGGTAGAGCGAGAAAGGGAGCTGTCCTTAGTTAGCCTCAAAAATCAGATGGATGTACTAACTAATGAGGCAGATAACTTCCTAGCTAATCCTCCTCGCAATCTAGATGAGTTCCTTGGGGATATGCAGAATATCAGTAGCCTAGTAGAAGGTACTGGTGAGAGAATACATGACTACAGACGCCTGACTGAACTGAGGAAAGCTAAGCTACTTCCTGGTGAGATGGATGACTTTGAAGTTGGTTCAGCTAAGTTGCTGGCAGAGTATATGGATACATCTGAGGTACAACTGACAAGGATAATGAGCCAGTTAGTAGATAACGCTAAAGCTTCTGGACTCACGGATGTTCAGCTTGCTCGCCTCACTGACCTAGACTCTATCAGCCGCCTTGAGCTAGAGAATATCCTAGCAACTCGCAATAGGATATCTGAGATAGAGGCAGTAATTCCTAGAACTGCTAAGCGCCAAAGGAATGAGCGCTTCTGGGGTCAGCAGCGAGCTCAGAAAGCTACCATCTGGGATGAGTTTGACCTCAATGCTAGAAAGTTTAAAGACCTTAGGCTAAGGGCTAGTCGCAACTTCCTAAACTCAGTAGATAAACCAGTATTCGTACCTGACTTTGTTCCTGAGGTAGTGGGTGAACTAACTCCTAACCATCTAGCTTATCTGTACGGCTCTGCTGGGGATGACTTATACAGAGGACTTACTAGAATACAGCACCACGCCACTATCCGCCCAAGAGAGGACTTCATTCTACATACTGTAGAGCAGGCTGATGCTTATGCTGCTAAGCTAGGCAAGAGTGCTGCTGACCTCGGCTTTACTGATGATGCTATAGGAGAAGTCTATGACCAGCTCTGGAGGAATCTGGGAATAGAGCCTACAATACTAACTCCTGACAGTCCTACATTAATGCAGCTGGAAGAGATAAGGCAAGAGATAACTAGACTACACGCTGCTAACAAGATTCCTGAATCTGATATAGTCAGGTGGCGTCAGTATATAAATGGAGTAGCAGATGATGTAGAGAAACTGCCAGTTTATAAGGAGATTACTGGGACTGCTGACTGGTGGACTACCAAGGAATCTGCCATGACTAAAGCCAGAGATATGCACGCTCTAGCCTATCCTACCTATGACGATGCTAACATCATAGATGAATCTATGCGAGCTATCTTCCCATTTTGGAACTATGAGCTCTTCCGCTGGCGCTGGATTCCTAGAACTTATATGCGAACTCCTGGCACTATGACAGGACTAGCCAGATTTATGGACTATACTGACCAAGGCTATCTGCCAGTACCTGCCACTGACCTTCAGATAAATATCCTTAGAGGCTCAGTCTGGATGGGCGGTCTTAGATCCTTCTACCTCCGAGACTTCCCTGAGTACTATGATGCGATGCCTGGAATGGAGTTTATAGACTACATAGGTAGAGCAGGCTTCTTCCCAGGTGTCCATGTTATGCTACCTATTGTAGCCTTTGGAGCTTGGGCGAAGGACAAGCCTGAATGGGGGCAACTAGCTCCTGCCTGGGTGAGGACAAGCCTTAGTGGTTTGAGAGCTCTATCTCCTCAGCATATAGGAGCAGTGCTAGACCATATCTACCCAGACCGCTTTAGAGACTATATGACTATGCTTACACTGGGAGAAGAAGGCTATGATGCTGACCTCATCTGGCGGAAGAAGCAGACTGGGGAGAAACTAACTCCAGAAGAAGAGAAGCTCTGGCTAGATGCAGTTAACCGAGTTGATGGTATCAAAGGTATACTGATGCAGCAAACTGGTTTGTTCCGCATAAGACCACAGGAGTTTACAGAAATCCGCAAGGAGATGAGACTAGCTATTGAAGAAGCCACTGGAGTATCAGTGTCTGTCCAAGAGCAGATTGACCGTCAATACCCAGTAACAGGTAAGAGATTCTCTGACTACTACCACTTAGATGTCTATCAGCAGAAGCTACTATATGAGTGGGAGACTTACCGCAGATGGCAGGGAGTTACTACTCCTCTCTATCCTTCCAGCTGGCAGCTACTGGATGTCAAGACTAGAGACTACTATGAAGAGCTGGACAAAGTATATAATGAGGCTAGGACTACTGGAGTCTATGAGGATGGCAAACTAGTCCGTCCAAGCATGGTAGAGATGAATCGTCAGTTTGTAGATGGCGAGATAGGTCCTGACCAGTGGATGAGTTTCCGCAGTGACTTGGTAGGAAGCCTGGCAGAGGCAGTTAGAGTACTTGGAGAGTCTCCTGCCTACAAGGATGTTCCTAAAACTTTTGAAGAGAGAGCTAAGATGCTAGAGGAGCGCAATATTCCTACTCCTACCCAGACACCTGACCAAGAGCTACTCTATTACTACTATGAACTCCGCCCAGATTATAAGTGGAGCTGGGAGTCTCAGCGGATGGAGAGAGACTTTGATACCTACTACGCCTACATAGATATACTACTAGAGTCTCTGGATGCTCCTCACAGAGAACGCCTACTTCAGAGGATTCAAGCCGACTGGACTCCTATGGAGAAACTCTACTGGCAGGTTAGCCGAGAGTTTATGAGACCTTATAGAAATCTCCGAGCCATAGTACTCCGTGAGTATGAGCCTGAACAAGTACAGCAGATACGCAGATATGAGGTAGCTCCTGCTGCTGAGCGAGAAGAACTGCGAGAGATAATAGGTCCTGACGGGGTTAAACTCATATCAGGCTATCAGAAAAGGCTCAGAGAAGCTAGACAGCGCCTCCGCATACTTGACCCAGAGACCGATGCATGGCTTAACTTCTTCGGAACAACTACAGCTTTGCTCTCGTCTGAGGCTAAGGAGATATACGAGGATTTGAGAAAGCGATACCTGACCAAGGAGATGATAAAATAAATTGTTTTGTTTATTTATTATCCTTGCAATCGCCCTACATATGTGGTAGACTACAATAAGGGAGGACTATACAATGGTAGAAGACAAAGTACCAGATGGCACTGGTGGTTCTGGCGACGATAAAGGAGAGACTCCTCCAACAACTCCGCCTACTACTCCTACTCTTCCTAAGGTAGAGTTGAAGGACGGCGCAACACTTCTTGATGGTAAGAAGTATGTGCCAGAGTCAGATTTGATAGCCGCTAAGAACAGCTTAGAGGGGCAGCTGAAGACTCAGCAGACATCTCATGAGGCAGCCATAGATACTGCCAAACTTGAGGTATCTGAAGGTCAGAAGCAGATAGCTACTCTAAACGCTAAAATCACAGAGAACGAGCAAGCCCGTGAGACGGGTGCAGTAACCGATGAGGAAGCTGCGAAGGTCAAGCAGGAATTAGAGACTGCCATAGGCAGAGTGGATGTGCTAGCAACTAGCACTCTAGAGTTGAGGAGAGCTAATCTAGTACTACAATACGGAGTAGTTCCCGATACTATCAAAGAGAAGAATATGAGTGAGCTTGACGCTTTTGAGGAAGCATTAAAGGCTGTATCTACAGCCAGAGGTGGTAGCGTAGGACCTTATGCTATAGGTGGTGGTTCTGGAGAAGCTGCTCCCCAGACTAATATAGAGAGAGCAGCTAAGGCTCTGGAAGCTACACCTATACGCGGAGTCCGCAACGCTCCACCCCAAACTTAGAAATCTATTAAAGGAGAAATAACATGGCAGACGAAAGTGGAGGTCATTGGGCTAACCTAGCGGCGGCGCAGAAGCTGACGCAGTCAATGAAGATACCTGGTGTCTTTGAAGAAGATATAAAACGCAATAACCCTCTAGACAGAGTAACCGTAGGTCAGGCTGCTCACAGCGGGCTTAAGATAGAGTGGCTAAGAGAAAAGCCATCCGCAGTAAGCGCCATTGAAGCTGCAGTAACTGAAATAGATATTGGTCAGCAACTATCCTGGACTGAGGATGTAGACTATGAGGAGAAGGAAATGACCCTTCGCAGAAGCTATATCCAGAGAAAGCTAGACCACTATCTACCTGGTATCTACGGAAGCTACACTAACTACGAAGCAAGAGTGCTTCTGGAGTCTGAGAAAGGACTCAAGCGGAAGATTGGGTTGAGGATGATCTATGCCGACAACACCTATACTAGCACTAAGCAGTTTGACGGACTACACGCTCTAGCTGCTGAGCATGGTACTCCATACACTCATGGCAGTACTTATGACCAGAAGAACATTGATAATGGAGGCGCAGGTGTAGGTCTTAGTCTGCACTTCCTGAGAGTACTGGCTGATGCTATGCTTCATGGTATAGATGAGCTCTGGTCTCCTTTTGAAATCATCCGCAGAATGGATGAAGCCTATCAGGAGCGGGGTTTTGCTAGTCTTATGACCAGTGTTGCTGGTGGGATGAGCTTCATCACTATGGGCTACAATGACCTGGGCAAGAGGATACTCTTCTGGGATGGTATTCCTATAATCCGAACTGACTACCTCGTTGCCGAGGCAGACGGAACTGGTACTGGAGCTTCAGCTGATGCCAGAGGACTGTATACTACAGGTACTCGTGCCTACTCCATCTTCGGTATCAAGCGCGGAAACGTCCTGAACCAGGAGCCTGGTCTAACCTATGCCTACGGCGGAACTGAAGGTGCTGGAGACCTGTACAAGCTAGTCCGCTTCCCAGAACTGGAAGACTTCGATGCTGGCGGCTTGAGGCTAATCAACTACGGTGCCTTGCTACTGGGCTCTAGTCTATGTCTTGGCAGAATTGCCGACATCGGAGACCACGCAGTAGTTGCGTAAGGCTTTGAACGGTGTGCCTCACAGTAAACACCAAAAATAAAAAGGAGATAAACTAAAATGACTGGTTCAAAAGTAAATCATGACATAAGGTCAAATCATGGAAGAACTATCTATATGCCTGAGTACTTTAGTGGAGAGCTGGGTTGGGGTAACCTGGAGCTGCCTAACGTCTACTTGGCTGACGATACTGCTGCTCTGTATCCTAATGGTACTAAGCTAGTTCAAGGTGAGAGGGTGTTCCACTATGGTAGGTATCTAGGTAAGTTGACGGAAAGTGGTACTGCCGTTACAGCTACTACTCCTGGCGATGACCTAGCTGGGAAGTTCCTTTTCACTATGGCTGCCCAACAAGACATGGCTAATGGATTGCTGGTTAGGAAGTTGGCTAACGAACTTCACATTGTCTTCAACACTACTGTGTCAGCTGCTCAGTCTAACGACTACTACTCTGGTGGTTGGGTAACTGGCAAGGATACTGTACCTGCCGATGAGCGGATGTTCTGGCGCTACATTGTGAAGCACACCTACCAATCTAGTACTGGCACTAGTTTTGAAATCTGGAACGATGATACTAAGTCTTACTCAAAGGTGAGCCTTAGCAGTTATTCCAATGTGAGCATACTGGAGCTTGACCAGCCAGTAATCAATAGCAAGAGTGGTATGGCTACAACCTTGATGCAGAATCCTTGGAAGCATATTGTATGGCAATCGGCGTCTGCTTACAGTACGAATCGTGGCAAGGTTATGGGTGCCTGCATGCATAACGACCCTGCTATGAATGGGTATGGCTGGTATCAGACCTGGGGCCCTATGTCTTGTATGCATCTGGAGTACGCTCTTGGTGGAGCGGAAGGTTGTAACACTCTCATCCTGATGGCTGACGGCTCAATCTCAGCTCGTAACTCCAATAGTGGTACTTATGACCGCTTGGACGACCACAAACCAATCATCGGTTACCTGCTATCAGACCCAAGGTCATTGACTGGTAGTTTTCAGGGTGAGTCATTGCCGATGATATTCGTAACAATATCTCCATAGAGAAAGAAGTAGAATCAGTTTGGGAGGGCAGCTAACAACTGCCCTCTCTGAGGAAGATAAGATGCCGTTATACGAATACAACTGTGGCTGTGGTAGGAGCTTTGAGGCTCTCAAAAGCATAGCAGATAGACACAATACTGTCTGCGAATGTGGCAGAACTGCTAAGCTTAGAATGTCAGCCTGGGCTAGAGTAATCTTTGCTGGCTTTGATACAGTTGTAGACTGTAATGGTACAGTGGTGTCTAGGAAACAAACAACGGAGGAGATTCCAATGCTGCCTGAGAAAGTACATGGAGGAAGATTCTGATGGAAATAGTACTAACACTTGTGCAGTTTGAAGTTCTCAAGAGACTTCTACCAATAGCAAAAGAAGCTATCAACAGAGGAGCTGCTTCTGGCGAAGCATTAGCCAATAGCGATAAGGTTCAGTGGGAAGCTAATGAGGTAAAGTTTACTATATCATAGGAGGCTAAATATGCCTAATCCCAAAATGGAAGCACTAACTAAAGATTCATCCGACTCTCAGGTACAGGAAGCAATCAGTTCAGAGATACAGATCTGTATGAAAGAGCCTGGTGCTGACCAGAAAGCCTGTGCTGGTCGTGCTTATGGAATGGCTAGGGAAGCTACAGGTAAGGAACTAAACTACGGACAATAACTAAAATAGCAAGTAAAAAGCATTTGGAGGGGGTTAAAATGTCTTTAATAAGTAAATGGTATCCAGTTACACTAGTCAAAGATACAGACTCACAGAACACTCCCGAGGTTGACCTTCACGAATCCTTTGAAGCAATCGAAATAGACATACCTACTATTGAAACAGCTGAGGTTCAAATCAAAGGTTCTAATCAATCAGCAGGAGCCTTTGACCTCATCGGGCAAGAAGAGCCAGTACCATCTTCCATTGGCGGATTCAGAACTACAGTACCGCTAGGCGGCAAGTATCAGTTCATCAAAGTCTACCTATCAGCAGCTCAGACATCAAACCGCACATTTGCAGTTAGAGGTATTAGCTATGCCTCTGCTGGACTTGTGACTCTGATTGACAGAATCAAGAATATGAGGATAGATGTTGGCGATATTGAAGTCAACACCTCTGACATTGAGGATGGCATAGATGAGCTGAAAGTGCTTGTGGGTGCTATCTCAGATACTCCTACTGAGAATACAGTAATGGATAGGCTGAAGGAAATTGAAGATGGTATAGACGAACTGAATGCTGAGTTTGGAGTAGGGGGCGATGGACTTGTCGCTGCTGGGGCTGTAGGAACACTCCATGCTAAAATCCGTAGAATATCTATGGATATAGAGGGACTAAAAACCAGTATATCTCTTAATACCAGTACTAATGTTATTGGCTTAGCTAAACTGGTTTCGCCTGATGGCTCTGAGATAACTGATGATACGGCTGACGCAATCAATGCTAAGTTAGTAGATGCTGCTGGAAATGTAATTGAGAAAGCTGAGGATGCTACTCATACTTCTGGCGACAAAGGTTTCATGGCTCTTGGTGTTAGGAAAGACAAGCATGAAGCAATAGCAACAGCAGATTTGGATTACTCTCCTGAGCAGCTGGATAAGTGGGGGGGTGTTCGTCAGGCTGAGTGGGGAGTTGGTAAGCCTCTTCTTACTGCTGATAACAGCGGCTGGGCTGTCTGGGAGAAGGTAGTTAGAAATGCTAATTATGTTTTAGGTACTGAACCTAATAGGCAGTTCCGTCAAGGTCCTTGGGCTGCTCATCTGAATGGTGGCTTGCAGAAGGCTGGTGCGTGGGAAGACCAGGCTGCCATCTGGCTGCCTATAAATGAGATGAAGCTTACTGACCTTGATGAGATAATGTATACCTACTATAAGTTTCTTGCAGGAACTGCTGATGTAGGTCTTTATGCTCCTAGCATTGGCATTAGAGTTCATGACCCTGATAATCATGATGCCAGAGCAGAGATAACTCTTGCAGTTGCTGGTGGCGATGCTGTAACTGAAGGATGGCATGAGACCTTTGTTAATTCAGCCGCTAGCCTATTCTACTTTGGTAACAATGTAGGTTCGCCTGATATATGCACAGGAGAAGGACCTGGTAATCCTTATACTTGGGCTAACTTCCAAGATGATGTTGTATTCAGTACTTGGACTGTATATCAGATTGAGGTTTTCTATGGTATGTGGGGAGGAACTTGTACAGCTGGTGATGTCTGGATTGGCTCTATACAGATAAACGACATACCAGTCAAGATGGAGCCTGCTGACCTGAATGACCTTGGAACTAGAAAGGGACTGACTGGGAGTCCATTTGGTAAGCCTAGTCTATCGTGTGAGAATAATGGTAGAGCAGGATGGATAAGAGGTACTACAATTCCGCTAACCGAGAAGGGCAGTACAGGTTGGCTAGCTGAACTGAATGGTGGAGTACAGACTGGAGATGATTGGGCGAGACTGAACATTCCAGTCGATGAGCTTCCAGTACCTCTATTCAGTACAGCTATGTGGTCTTACTATCAGGATGCTGCAGAGTCCTTTGGAGTCAATATGGTTATCTGGGTGCATGACCCTTATGACTACGACATAAGAGCTGAGATAACTCAGCTAGCTAACCACGCAGATTTGGAGAAAGGTGCTGGCTGGAACGCTCATGAACTTAACCAGACTACAGACCAGTTCTTCTACTATGGTGAAGGCATAGCCAATACTAGTCTAATAACTGGTACTGGAGCTACCAATCTTTTCGGCTGGGATGACTTCCAAGGTGATGAGCGATTCAATAGTATGACTATCTACCGTATCACCTTTGAGAAGGGCTGGCAGGCATCAGGTACATTTGTCTCATCTTATGTAGCAGATGTTAAACTCAATGGAGAGTTGATACATCTTGAGCCAGATACTCCTGTTATCACTAAGAGGATAGAAACTGAGCTACTTGCTATCACTAAGGTAGCTGCCAACGGTCAGCAGAAGTCATCTGAACTGGCTCTCACTAATATCGAGAAGGTGGCTATTCTCATAAGTCATGGTAGAACAGCTACTACCGCCTTTGTAGTAGCTGGAACGGAGTACCGTATTGAGGTGTCAGAGAAGGCAAGCGGTGACGATGCTTGGAGAGCAATAGCCTCTGCTGTCTGTGGTATAGCTGCTGCTACTGAGATTACTGCAGATGGTAATGAGGCTGCTGGAGAGGTTGAGATAGATATAGGAGCCAACACACCAGTAGTCAACGATATAATATTCTGGGAGAATACTACCCTAGCTAATTCTGAGTGGATGAAGGTAGTAGCTATTACTGGCGGTACTGACTTTACCATGCTTGATGCGCTAACTAATAGTCAGACAGCAGCTAAGAAGATATATAGCAAAGGCGAGCAATTCGTCCTCAGTCTTGATGTTTCTGATTTTACTAGACTACGGGTAGTAGTAAACAATAACAATGGAAGTACCAATGCTCAGGTGGCTAGCAGAATAGCCGCTATAGTGCAGAGGTAAGGAGAACAAGATGGATATAAGTGTAAGGATAAAGGAGTTGGTGAGCGCAACTTCACCTACCGAAGACCACTACTCTGTGGTAGCAATCTTAGAACTAGTGAAGGACGGAGTGGCTATAGCTGAGAAGGAAATAAAAGGGATTACTTGCTACAGGTATGAGTCTGAAACTTTAAAGAAGGCTGTTGAAGCTAGACTAATGGAAGTTGGTAAAGTGTGGAGAAACCAATATATTAGGTCAAGCAAGGTAGAGGAAGAACTTCAAAGCCTTGAGGGAGTAAATCTTGTCTGATACTTTAACTTACCGACCTCTGTTTGGAGCAAGACTCAATATGGCTCATCCTCTAGCTAAGTATCTATATGGATGAGCCATAT